TTGGGTGGCCACCGCGAAATTGCTGAAAGCGCTCTGGTTCACTTGTGCGCCCGCCGCTATCCCGTCGAGTTTCGTTTTGTCTGCCGCAGACATGGACCCTGCCGCCGATGTGGTTGCGGCCGTGATGCTTATTGCCGGAGATGTCCCCCCTGACGAGACAATTGGCGCCGTGCCGGTTACCGAGGCCACCGCTGCACCCGCTGTAATCCCGTCGAGTTTTGTTTTGTCGGCCGCGCTCATGCTGCCGGCGGCAGAAGTTGTGGCCGCGGTGATGCTGATCGCGGGGGTGGTCCCTCCGCTGCTCACGATCGGGGCGGTCCCTGTCACCGACGTGATTCCGGCGGGGGCGGCCGCTTCCCATTGGGCGGCGGCGCTGTCCCAGGTGAGCACGTTGCCGTTGGCCTTGCCAGTGGTATCCACATCTGTGAGGACGTCGATGCTCTGACCGGCGATGCTGGCGACATTCTCCACAAAAGAAACCCAAACCCGTGTCGGTTGGTGTGTGGCTTTCACTTCCAGCACGTCGCCCGCAGACAGCGGCAAAACCTCCGTGATGGTGTTCGTGAGCGTTTTGGAGGTCAGGGAAAATTCGCCCATGTCCTGCCGGCTGCCGCCCGATTTGGTTAGGGCGAGGGTCGCCGTGGCGGATGCGGAATCGTGCATGATCCTGATCGCACGGACCAGCGTGGTACTGGCTGCCGCAGTGAAAACCGTGGTATAGGTGTTCGTGGCGGTTATTGTGGTTACGTCTGTGTCGTATACGTTGGCCATTATTTCTCAAAGAAGAAAGTGTACAATTCCCAGTCGTCCGTGGTGGCTGCTCCGCCCCCGCTGGCATCTATGGTCACCGAACGAGTCCCTGTGTTGGCGGTGAGTGTGATGTTGGTGCCGGCCACGAGCGTGAATGTGGCTGTTTTGGTGTTCGCAGAGATCGTGCTTCCCCCTACGCTGAGGAAAGAGAACGCCAGTTGGTTGACCTCGGCCCCCGTGGCGATCGTGTCGAGTTTGGTTCCGTCCACGGAGATATCTCTGCCATCCACTGTGCTGCCAACTGTCACCGCGCCGGTTATGTTGGCGGTGCCGTTCACATGCAGATTCGACGTGGGGCTGGTGGTGCCGATTCCCACAAGTGGCTTGTTGGCCGCCGCCGTGGCGTGGATAGCAACCACCGAGTTTGGTGTTGGAGTTGCGTCATCCTGTACTTTGGTCTGAAAAACTCCGGGCGATGTCTCCGTCAGCGATATTTGTGTGCGGCTGCTTGTGCTGGAAAGGAGCATCGACGTCTGCGCCAGAGACAGCGACGTGCCATCGGTCTTGTTGTCTTGATAGACGATTTTGGTGGTGCCGTAATCGGGTCCCTTCGGGTTGAACGTTTCGTACAGCCGGGTCACACGCCCGTCGATGTCGGAGACCGTCGTGTTCAGCGTGTTCACATCCGATTCAACCACGTGAGATCGACCGCCTGGGAGATGCTGATGAAATCGGTTTTCAGTCGGATCGCATCAACGGCCTCTTCGAGATCGCTCACGTCCACAGTGGGCGGGACATAGGGCTGTGGTGCGACCCCGCCGGGGCCGAACGTGCTTGCGAGGGGGCCGGCGTAGCACCGGGTGCCGTCCCATTGGTATCCGTACAGGTTGCAACATTCCTCCGACCCACCCGACGTGACCCCGTCGATGTCCGTGAACGTGACGATGCCATCAAGCGAGACCGCGCTTGGGATATAGGTGCACTCCCGCGGTTCATCGAAGATCTTGAGGAGGGTGAGGGTGCATGTCCCCGGCAGGTTCGCCACATAGCCATCTATGGACAGCACCCGGAAGTAACCCATGTGGGTGTAGATCGTGTCGGCAAAACTGAAAGTGGCGATATCGGCCGGCGTCAGATAAAAATCTGCCACCATGATTCTCGATTCTTCGCTGTACAGGTTCCGCACGTAGGAACTATAAAACCTGTTGTACAGGGTGTTGAACGGATAGGCCTGGACTATGTGGGCCGCGTCATTGCCAAAGAACAGGCTGTTGCTGCCGAGTGTCGCGGGTTCTGCGCTAAACGGGGAAAAGCACGGGAATGTGCTCTGCAGCGTGGACGTGGTTCCGTTGAACAACCGCCAGTTGCCGGAAATATTGCCGGCGAAATAGCACACCATCGGCATGGGTTCGCTCAGCACCTCGCCGTCTTGATCGTAGCCCTTGAATACCAAAAGACCTCCCACTTTGTTGATCACGAACGGCGCGTGCCCCACCTCGATCGTCGTGTCGCCCGTGGCAAAATCGTTCTCCGTGTCGGTGATCCGGTGGCGGCCGCAAACCCGCAGTGCCGTGTCCACAAAAGCAGCGTTCACGATGTCGCTCGATTCCCCAAAGGTCCATTCGTAGACTTTTGTCTGCAAGTCTGTGGTGGGGGTGAGTTGGATGTCCGTGGTCCTGTCGATTTTTTTGGACCAGTCGAGAACGCTGCCGGATTCGAAGAAATCTTGCGCGGGTTCCACCAGTATGGTCTTCGTGTTGCGATCGGGAACGAAAACCAGGTTGAACATTTTTTGGAGGTCGGCCAGATAATCTATGGCGGCATAATCTGGCATGTTGGCCGCGATATTGACGGTTCCCCCTGTCAAGGTGTTGCTGAATGTGCCAAACCGGACGAACGTGCGAGCGTACTCTGGCAATGCCGTGCCGTTGAACGTGAACACAACGAGACTCCAACCCGTTGTCCCCTGCGCAGCCAGCCGATATTGTTGCCCGGATATTGCATCGAACGTCAGATAAACCGTGGTATCCACAGTGCTGCCCGATCCCACGACGTTGATCAAACTGCTTTGCACGGCCAAACTGCTGTAAGACGGACCGAGGGCGAGTCCCATGCGGAAACTCACGGCAGAACCAGACGTTAATGTGCCGCGCACGTGGATCTCCGCGGTGACTGTCGCGGTGACTGGAGATGTCCATGTGCTGCTGGCGAAAGACGCATTTGAATCGTAGAAATACGACCCGCTATCTGTCAAATTGGTGAAAACGTGCAGAGGCCCCAAATTGGGCGAGACGTTCGACGAAAGGCCGGCCACAACCAACTGGGGTGTGTTGGCTGCTGCGATCTGCATGGTCGCCCCTCCTGCGAAGGCCGGCATGTACATGTCGTGCGTGCTGAAAAACGTGCTTGAGTAGTTGTATCCAGCAGCCGAGAAAATCGCATCGAGGACCTTGCGGACCAGAACGAATGGGGTGAGTTGGTGTGGATATATCGTGTTCTCCGTGGCCGCCAGGTTCATGGCTGGGTCGAACCAACCAAACGCCCGATCGATAATTCCGTACCGGATCGCGCCAGCATGGAGTGAACCAGACCACGATGCCACAACGTTTGTATAGTTGAGGGTGTGGGTGAAAGCGGACAAATTCAAATCACGCAGACGGGTCCCCTGCAGGCCGGTGGCCATGTCCACGAACTCCCCGAAAACCACCACCTCGAACTCCGCCACATCACGGGCGTTCACGATCGCGTTCTTGAACTGGATGTGACCCGAAAGAATCGGGATCCCGTCGTTGCTTATGATCGCTTCGTGTTTCTGCTTTACCACAAACCCGCCGACCCGGTTGTGGTCGTCCAACGCCCCGAAATACGCTCGATTCTTGTCCGTGGCCGGCAGTCTGAATTCCTGTGAGTGCGACCCTTTTGCGGTGTTGACATCTTGGATGTCTTGGAAAGCAAACCGCATGGAGATCGGTTCATTCTCGAAGAGATCGAGGATCACCCAGGCGCCCGCCTGTGATTTCGCGGTGAGGATCAGCATCGTAATTCCTGAGCTTCAATCAGTGAGATCTCCGCAGTTTGGATTTTGGAGGAAGTGCCCACCACGATGGGGGCGTTTGTGCTCTCCGTGTACATCGGCCGCCAGCGTCCGCCGATCTTGGCCCACACCATTTTGGACGCGGCCAGTTCACCAAACAGCGCAGATTCCTGCGGAGTTATGCCGTGTTTGAGCAGCGTGTGGGTGATCCTGCCGGTGGCGGCATAGGCCTCCGTGGTTCGCTCCGTGCTGTAGTAAAGACCCGACGTGCTGCCGTAGCGCCCGATGGGCCGCACAATATTTTTGTGCTCAAAAGAACGTTCTTCCTGCCTTCTGGCGTTGAATTTCAGCGCGTCCAAACCACCCACCCGATTCCAGAAAAGCACCCAAACATCTTCGTGTTTGCAACTGTCGTCTTCATTCACCACAAGGATGTCCTCCAGCGCGACCCCGCTATACATGTTCGAGATCCGCATGTGGGTCCAGGTCGTCGTGGCCATATTGGTGCCGAACAGACCGTTGATGTGCGCCGGCCCTACCGGGATGTACAGCAGAAAATTACCGGTTGAGGGAACTGCTGAACCAGACGCAAAGGCGGCGCCGTTCGTCGTGTTGAGATCGACAGTGTGTGTGGCCACTACAGACGCCCCATTGTAGATCCGGTATCTGATTTGGTGCGATCCCACACCGACGGCCGTGCCGTAGGCCCTTACCATCCACCCCTCTGTTGTTGGGGACATGTCGACCCTCACGGAGGGCGTTGTGACTCCGTCCCCCATCGTGTACACCGCCTGTGACCGGCTGGTCAACCAACCAACTCCCGTGCCATTGGAGGCGATGTAAGTCGCCCTGTTGGCGTTCTGTCCCTCGTAGATCTGCCCATGTCCGGGGGCCAGATACATCGTGTACGTGTTGGCTGTGCCCTGCAGGGCGTTGTTGTAGTATTCCTGTACGGACACCACCACCTTGCCGGCGGCTTTGTTGCTACAACGGAACTTGATGGGGGCCGTGTATATCGCCGATACGATCGGGACCAAATTGCTGTCGAATTCATCGACCACCACGAGATCCCGCACGTACGTCGAGGCATCGAAAATAAGGTGATTCGACGGGTTCGGCTGTATGTAAGAGGTCATAGACTGACTCCCGACGGTGACCACAACCACGAAACGAAACCCAGGCTGTGCGATCTCCGTGCTGCTGTAGGTGAACAACAGTCTGTCGTTGGAGAACGCAAATGTGTTGGGCTGGGAAAGTCTTGATATGCTCATTGGCGCAAAATCAGTTCTATGTCTTTCAGCATGGCATCACTGACTTTTTCGGCGTGCGTTGTGAACGCCTGGTCAATCGCCCGTGCAAAGAAAAAAGTTCCCGGTATCCCTCTTTCGTATATCGCTTTTGAAAAGAGCGCTGCGGCGTTTGCGATCGCGTCCTCGGACATCCGTATGAAACGGCCGTCCCTATCCCGCAGTTTGACGGGTTTTTTGCGGATCCAAACAGCCAACTTTTCCACAGAGACCCGCGTGTTCTTTGGTGTTCCCTCTTCTACGTTCTCCGCGTATTCCGCTGCCGGCCCTGAGACAAAAAATTCGATCCCCGTTTTGGTTCGGTTATATCGCAGGTTTTTTTTGAGTGTTCCAGTTGCTACAGAGTTGGACCTGATTCTGGTCTTCGTATAGGTCAGCGTTCTGGTGGTTCCGAGATTCAACTGCGCCAGTCTCACGGCCTCCTCCGCAAACAAATCAACGGCCTCCTCCGTGTGCTTGTATTTGTTCACAACAGACGCGCAAATTTCTTCGCCACTATAAAAGACGGACAAGCCTTGTTCGAGAACTCGTTATGCCCGTGGAGCGTCAATGGACCATAAACCAGACGCAACGCACGGAGCAGGGCCTCAAAACTGCTGATTTGGTACGTCGTCATCGTGTCCTCCGGTTTCCCGTTTTTGCCCAGGCCACCGACGTAGCAGATGCCGATGCTGTCGGCGTTGTGTCCTTGCACATGGCTTCCCTGCAAGTGCAAGTGCCTTCCCTTCTCGATGTCGCCGTTTTCGAGGATCACAAAGTGGTAACCAATGTCTTGCCACCCTCGCGAGAGATGCCACTCCCGGATCGTGGCCGCAGTGACTCCCGAATTGGCCTTGGTCGCGCTGCAATGCAGCACCACCCTATTAGTTTCGCTTCGCGTGCGCATCCTTGTAAGCAGCCAGAACGGCCTTTTTGATGTCTGTGTTGGACGCTCCCGCGCTTTCGTGCCGCACAACTTGCACAGTGAACGGATCTGTCGCCGGCGGTTTGTACATGTCCATGGTGATCACGAGTTGCTTCTCCCGTGGATAAAAATTCACGCTGGCAACTTCTGCCACAACTTCTGCGATCGCAGCGCCGTGGAATACATACTCCTTCAATTCGAATTTCATGGCAAAGTTATTGGGGTGTTGCAAGAATCATACGCAAAGGGAACGGCCACGGAGAGCGTCAGAACCATGCCGGTGGCCGCGCTGGTGACTGTCTCAACGAGAATGTCTGCGCTGGCGCTTTGGACTTCGAAATCCAACTGTGGTTCGCGGAATGCGTTGTGGCCACGCTCGATGTCCGACATTAAATCCTCCAAAATCGCCTCTGTGCGACCCAAGATCTCCAGATTTTGATCCGGATCGGTGTCCTGATCCGGCAGGTCGAGCACGTAGATCTGGAATGAATACGTCTTGGCGCCCTCCGAATAGTCAACAGACGTGTAGACCACGTGCATATTGGGCCAACGGACATCTTTGGCGATCGCCATGTCTTTGACGGGTCCATGGCCAAAACTGTTGACCATTTCGTGCCGATCGGCGAACGCCCTACAGCGTCTTACGAAGTCTTCGATATTCAGCATTCTCTTCTTTCTTGATGTCGCGCATGTACGCCAGTTGTGTGAATGTACGTCGTATGGGCCATTTTTCGATCAGATCTATTTTGGTTGGGTCTTGGCCGGCGATGACGGAGAGGGTGTGGTACCACCCGTAATGGCCTGCGACTGCGCTTCCAGCACTCCCTTCGCCAAAGATTGAAGAAAACTCGTCGTATAGGCGTCTCCGTTCTGACAAAAAAAAACCGCGGCACCGCCGTAAATGTCTGCTGGGACTCTTTTCATCGGTTCGCTATACTTGTCCGGTTCGTATTCCTCCAGTTTGTACCATCCCCACTGATCCAAAGATACGACAGGCCTGTACAGGATCCCCATGATTTTGTGCGCGTTCTCGATTGGTTGGCGCATGTAGGTTTCGAGATCTATGTACTCCGCCGTCGTGATCGATGACCAATCCTGTAGCATGCGGAATTCCACCCCGTCCAATTTGAATTTCGAGTGCCATTCGGAGACCTGGGTCTCAAGCAGCGCCTTGAGTTCGGCTGCCCATTGGGCGACCCGCTTATGCGGATTCTTCGACATCTCTTCACGGGTGACCCCGGCCAAATAGGCCAGGGCCGCCGTGGGGTCTTCGCGCAGCCGGTAAAGTTCCTGGTACTGCGCCACCGAGATCTCCGATAGGCTTTTTGGTATCTTCACAGGGCCAACGATTCGTGAAATAAAACCGCACCCCGCGAGTTGTTCGTATCCAAAATGCCGTCTTGGCCTCTGTATTCGTCGTACATCCCGTATTTCACGAACTTCCAAATCGCTATTTTCTGTTCTGTCGTGATCCACGATGCGCCGAAAATCACGTCGTGCAGCGTCTGGACCAATTTGTACAGGACATCCTCCACAGACCGATTGCCCAGAGTGAACTCCTCTGTGAGTTTCATCACGGCCTCGGTGAGATCGGCCACCTTGATCAGCCAGTGCATCGAACTATCTTGCGTGCTGTCATTGATGCCGTAACGGACCGAAAGGATTTCGGCCTCGTAGGATTCTCGCAGTTCTTTGGGTCCGAGGCGGTTTTTCACCGGTGAGGGAATGTCGCCGGTTTCCACTTCTGCAAGATCGTGACGCAGGGCCTCACGGAACAACGCAGCCCTGTCCCCGTCGTAGCCTATGAGGTCGGCAATGAGGTCGGCATAAATCGCCACCAGGGCGACGTGCTCAAGCACCGACTGGTCGTGAATAAGGCGCACGATCGACCACCGAGGGACGTGCGCGAGTGTGCGATACTCACGGGTTAGCGGCTTTGTACATGCGATCATCGAGGTCCGGATTTCTCTGTGTGTTTTCATAGTGCAGTAACATCATTAAATTGCAGGCCGCGTGGGCCAGGTGGTGCAGATTGCTTTCTTTGTCGTGCGTGTGTCCAAGTTCGAAAGCAGCCAGATGTCTGTGCAGACTGTCGAGGACAACGCTATATTTTTGGCCTTTCAGCCAATTGTCGCGGCCGTATTTCGCGGCACCAAAACCAGATACCTTGGCCACCTCCAGAACGAACAGCGGGTCCACCATGGACATCGGCGGTTTGCCCGTGTTGTGGCGATCGGCCAAGTTCATAGGTTGACCCGTTTCACGTTCTTCCGGGCAGGACCCGTGCCGATGTAATCGATCCGTGCGCCGGCAGATCGGACATCGGCCACGAACGGCAGCAGGGCCGTGTAATCGTCCATGAGGACCCCGCCCCAGTGCTCCAGGTAATTCACGAAATTCAGGAACACCGAAAACTCGCCACATTGGTTTGCTTCGATCGCTTCCACAATTTGCTTTTTTGACCACGTGAAAATCCGGCGCGGCAATTTTGTCACCGTCGTGACCTCCTGTTTTTGTCCCAGGTCGTCGAAACTGGTCTCATTTTGGTCGTCATAACACGGACCAGACCACCCAACCAATTTGCCATCTGCGAATCGGTTTGCCACCCGGATCGGGAACGTGCGGGCGCAACCAAACGTGTGGGTGATCCACCCCGGCGGCACGAGCGTGTCGCTGCACAACTGAGCGACTGTACACTGCCGGCTGGTGGTGTAGGGCCAAAACCCACTGTTGATGCCAAGGGAATATCCTTGTGCGCCTTCCAAAATCATACGTTCCGATCTCCGAAGCAAAATCAGATACTCCCGGTGTGTAACCACAGTTACCGAAAAATTGCGCCACATCGCGAGCGGAGCACCAATCATGAAAACACGGCCGGCTGTTGCGCTTTCTTGTGGGTCTCTTTTCAACTTAGACGCCATGGCGGCCATTGACCCCTTCTGGGTGGACCCGATGGCAACGACGTGCTTTTTCTCCCATTCTTGATGCTCTGACGTCAGCACCGCAGCGTTTTCGTGGATGTAGACGTTCGCAGGATATCCCATTTCACATGCATCGTAAAACTCCGATTTCAGGGCGTTGAGATCCACTACGCTGCCTGGCGCGATCAAAACCCGCTCGATGGCGGGCGAGACGATCGCGTTGGCAAGGGCGGTGTGGACCATCTTTTGGCCCTTGTCGTTCACATAAGTATGGCCGGCGTTGGGCATCCATGCAGTGACGGCCGTGTCGTAGCCATGTTCCTCCGCGAGATATCCAACCAACAGACCCTTTCCGGTAGATCCAAATTGCAGATCCACCACCGCATGTACCAATCTGTCTTTCATGAAAAGAAATTAAGGGGGGAGGCCTCCCTCCCCCCGGTGGTTTTAGAATGAAAAGTCGAAGTATTCTTTGCGAACTCCAAAAATCACGCTGACGTCGTGGTAAACCTTGCGTGCTTTGGTCAGGCCTGGCACCACGTTCACCGGCCAGAAGTGCTTGCCGCAGACTGCTTCGATGTCCTCCGGTGTGAGCATTCCCACGATGCCCGGCAGGCCTTCCGCTTCTGCTTGCTTGTAAAGTGCCGGCAGCCAATCGATTTTGGTGATTTCCTGCACCCACTCTCCGTATTCCTGTCCGCGCTTTTGCTTCCAGACCAATTCCATGGTGCTGCCATTTTCGTCCGCGGTGTAGGTGTAGCTCTGCGATTCAGACATGCCCAAACCATCGGTACGGGTTGCTTTGCAACGGCGCAGCGTGCACCGGTTTCCGTCTTCGCTCACTGCGATGACGTCGTAGGCGTGGCGATCGCTGTAGAGCATGATCGTAGCGCCCTCCCCAACCACCGGCAACGTTTCGTTGTTTCCCATCAGTTGGTTGAAAAATGATCCGTCCGTGCCGATGGCTTTCTTCTGGATCTTCTGGTTGTTAACTGTCGTCATAACTAAGAAATTAAGGGTGTTTTTCATCGATTGTTCCACAAAGAAAATACACAAAGCGTTGTTACACAATATGTAAATTGTTAAAAGGTGTTAAAAAGCGTTAACGGATCATCCGATCGCGTACGACCCGTAATTGGGCCGGCGCATCTTCCAACTTGCTCCGTACCTTGCAGCATCCAGAAAGTGGTTGTTGGCATCCACCGGAAAATTGGTGGGATTGCCGTCCTTTGTGATTTGCCACGTGTACGCCCGCAATTCTTTGATCCCGTTCGTGCTCCTGCTGGTGACCGCCATCGGTTTACTCCTGAGGTGATCGATCCCAGCCCGCACAGAATCGGCGCCCTTTTTGGTGGCTACGATGTTGATCCCCGCCCGTCTGATTTCCTCGATGCTCTTCGGTTCCGCGCTGTCCGCAACCACCGGCACCCCGTGCGTGCAGAGATCGCGGATCGCCCGGACCAGGTCCATGTTGGTCATGTTGGGGCTGTACAACAGTTCGTCGAAAATGTAACCATCCCCCTCGTAAACCGCCACCAGCGCAGACGGGTCGTTGGTGAAACCGAAATCCAGGCCATAGGCAATCAATTTGGCGCCGGCGGGAACTTCGGGAACCTCTTTCCAGTGGTTGTACACCGCGTTCACGAGTTCGGCACGCTCCCCCAGGCCGTACACCCGCCAAAAATTCGGATCCGCCTGGCGCAGTCGCTCGATTTCTTCCACCACCGATTCCGGCAGGAATGGGTTGTCGAGATAGGTGGTCTTAAAGAAAGACGCATCCGTGCGGGTGAGAACGTGCGTGTATATCCAACTGTAAGCGTCCGATGGATTGTAATCGAGCACGATCCTGCCGGTGGTGCGCAGAACCAACTGACGCCAGTCTTCCAAACCGATCTCGTTGGCCTCGTTGAGGAACAAAAAATCGCGCTTGCGGCCTCTGACTTTTTGCGGTTGGTCGATCGAAATGAACTCCACCAAATTCCCAAACAGGATGTACGTCGCATCGGTCTTGTTGTGGTGCGCCGGGTCATAGATCCCTTCTTTTTCGCAGATCTCAAAGAAATCGCGCATGGCCGTGGCTTTGAGGGCCGGCAGGGTCTTCCGGCAGATGGTCAACACGGCACCCGACCCTGCATTGCGATGGCACAACTCAATGATGCCCATGAGGATGCTGTACGTTTTCCCCGATCGGCTGCCGCCCTGATGTATTTGGATGCGCGTTGTGCACCCACGAAAATCAAGATAGGTCTTCGCGTATTTCCTCATCGAACCAACTCAATGGTTTGACCTCTTGCACCTTCACCTCCTGCCGTTCCACGTAGCCACGTGATTTTCCTTTCGTTTTGAGATAAAAAATCGTGGCGGTGGTGTCGCCCTCGGAGATGCGCTTGAGCAGGTGCGATTCCGCGAAATCAACGGCCTCTTCGACGATCTGCTCGACGGCTTGCTTGTACTCTGGGTCGCGCATGTATCTGTAGTGCGTGACTCGCGAAATGCCGACGGCCTTGCAGGCGGTGGAGACGATGCCCAAATGTTTTTCGAGGGCCTCAAGCATTTTCTGCTTGTTATTCAATAGGGTCTCTTGCATGAGAAACAGATATCTGGTTCGAGATCGCGGACAACCACGCCCCACTGGAGCACGGCTTCATCCGGAAAAACGTTGGCGATCGTGTCGTAATCCCACCGGCCGCCGTGGGTGTTATCACGGATAATGAATTCTTGCTGTTTGGCTTCCGGCCAGTCCACCAGGTCGACTTCTATCCAATCACCCCGCAAAGGTGGCGTGTTGTTCGCCATGTGCCGCAGGGCCTCCAACCGCAGGTGGCCGGCGAGCAGATATCCCTTTTTCTGCACCACCATGGGTCTGATGTCGTACATCTCCGGGAATTTCGTGAGTGACCTTGCCATCTCTTCGATCTCCGATTTGCCAAAGACCCGCGGGTTTTGCGGGTGTGGCTGGATTTCCTCCAAGCGCATCCAAGTTCTCATTTCAGTCCTTCCCTTATGGCAATTCGCATCTCCTGTATCATGTCGGCCAAACAAGACGAACACATAGTGGCGGCGCGTTTTGTACCGGTGACGTCTTCGTAGAGTTTCGTGAGTTCTCTGGCCTCCTGCGCGGTGATGCGGGATGCGTTTTTGCCGAAAAATTTCTGCAACTGCGTGATGGTTTCGGGTCGCACCTGGCTTTCCCATTTTCCGATCGGGCACTTTGACGTGCGCAATCTGGTTTTTACGTCCATGACGCACCCACAAAGCGTTCCGCCCTCCACCGCGGTGGGCCGGCCGAGGGGTCCACAAGTCCGGAAGGTCATGTTCATCTGTGAATACGGACAGGCGCGACAAATAGCCATACGCCCCTCCGAGATTTTACGATCTGCAAACATTCTTTTTCAGGATTGCCGAGGTTTTGCGCAGGCTGTAATAGACCGTGTGCGGAGAGATCTTGCTTTCTTTCGCAAATTTGTGCATGTTGTAACCGGTGAGTTTGATCTCGAACAATGTGCGATCGAACCACGGCAGACGCGAAAGAATCAAGGCGGTTTCTTCGCGTAACCGCATGGGCGCGGTTTCGATCTCTGCGGGCGTGTCAACGACCACCCCATCCAACAGTTTGTAGGCTTTCGCGAACACACCCGTCGTGGCCTGCCGGTGCAACGCCAAAATGTGATATCCCCATGGTTTTCCGTCCATGATTTCTTGCAAGTTTGGTAATTGATAAATCCGCAAATAAACGTGGTGCAAAAGGTCGTGAGGTTGCCGGTGATACCGACGGGCGAAAACCATCAACCCGTCGTAATTCTCCGCCAGCCAGGCGTTATATATCCTTTGCGCTTTCGAGGTTTCCAATGTGTTCCCTGTAAATCGAGATCAGCGCCGCCAGATCCTGCGCGTTGTATTTCGCGGTGATTTTTGATTTGAGCACGATCGCGTCCGCGGTTCCCTCCCCGTGCTTGCGATCGATCGCCAACCCGTGTTCGTATTGCCTGCCGGCGGGCGCCATATTGCACCCCTTGCACTGCATGTTGACGTTGAGGGGATCCCACCGCGTGCTCACACAGGTCCTCGTGATGAAATG